CTCATTGATTCCTTCAATCTCCTGGGGTACAGGTTCTCGCGTATCCTTGACCCCACCCCCCCGTCCAACTCTGTCCCTGAGCTGATGTCCATCCTTAAGCAGTGGACAGCCTTTTGGCTTCCCCACATGCTTAAAGATGATACACCAGATCAGAGGTTCAACCCCTATGGCCTTATTACGAATGACTTCCGTAAGTTCATTCGTAATAGAGTCACGGGTGGTGGCTGGGCCCGGAAGGTGAGAATAGGTGCCTTGCTCCTATACTCCAAGAGATTGTTTCCGTCCTTTACACAGGATATGGTGAGGGAAAAGGTGGCTGACTTTGCTAAGGCAGTTGCCCGGACCGAGCCAGAAGTACTTCCGCGCAAGCGGCGTATGTTCCGTGAAATCTGGAAGACTGTGGAAGAGTTCTGTCCACAAGGGCAGGAGATGGTTGCTGATTATCAGCAGCCCTTTCCTCCCTCTGTCTCCGCATGTTATGAGTACTCTCGTGGCGAGGGGGGCCTCCAGGCCTATGTGAGGGATTTCCCTCTGCAGGGCTGGTTGGAGGACCCCACCGTCAGGAGAGTACTTGACATTTGGCGTTTGACAGAATCCGACCTCAGTGATCCCAGTGTCATGGGAGACCTGTGGAGGGGAATGCTTAGGACTCTCATCCTGGAGGCGGTTGGTGAAATGGGTTTACCAGAGGAGGCCTGGCGGTCGATTCTGGTAGGTGCCACGGGCCTCACTGAGCCCCTAAAGGTCCGCATTGTAACGAAGGCAGAGTGGTTTGTTCAACTTCTCGTACCAATCCAGAAGGCTTGGCACGGGAAGATGCGCACCCATCCAGTTTTCCAGCTCATTGGTGGTGCCTCGGTTGAGGACGCCCTCAATGGGCTGATGACTGGTAAGGGGGAAAAGGTTGTCAGTGGTGACTATTCTGCCGCCACGGACAACATTTTCCTTACTTATACGGCCTATGCCGCAGAGGCCATGTTGAGTCGCACCAAGTTCCTCCTTCCTGAGGGGGTACCTGAGTACACTGAACACTTCCTCCGCAAGCTGGCCATCCACTCCCTTACCCACGCGATGTTGGACCTGAAAGGCTCCAGTGATGTCCGCATCACCCGTGGCCAGATGATGGGCCATATCCTCTCATTTCCATTGCTCTGTATCATTAACCGTGCAGCAAGCTGCATGGCCATTCCCCGGAGCCGTTTCATGAGGATCAACGGTGATGATGTCATCTTCCCTGCAACCAAGAAGGAATATGCACAGTGGAAGTCTGCTACCAGGGCGGTGGGGTTGGAGTTCTCTCTTGGAAAGAACTATTATTCCTCCACCTTGGCGCTTGTTAACTCTGTGTATTGTACCTTCTCCAAGCAGGAGAGGCGGTGGCGTCAGCTCACTGTGCCCAATGTGGGACTTCTCAACATGCCCATCGATCGGCAGGTAGACATGGGGAATGGGAGACAGATACTTCCTTGGGAACAACTTGCCCAGTTATTTAGGGAGTTCACGGCCTTTGCAGGCCCAGGTGAACACCAAAAATATCTGGACATGTTCCGGAAGTACTATCCCATTCTCCGTGGCTTTCCTGGTCCCTTTTATGGGCCAATTGAGTATGGTGCACTTGGTGCACCTGTCCCATCACCTAAGCATAAGTTCACATCTAACCAGTTGATGTGGATGAATGCACATCGCCTCGGTCTCTTCGATTACCGTGAGGGAACCCGTAATGATTACAGTAAGATCTGTAGTCGTTACGAGGCCCACATCAGTCTAGAGACCGGGGGGATGTACAGGTGGGGTCCAACCGATATGGGTGGTGCCATTGGCCCCCCTCGACAGTTGTACCTTCTGGGTGCGGAGGGAATGAGGAGAGTTGATCCCTATGCAAGGGATGGGGGCTTGGGTTTTCGAGCAATGGCAATGAGGAGATGGTTCCAGGACCTGTCCTCCAACAAGCATGTGAAGATTTTTGGCGCCCGTAGGTGGAACCAATTCAAGTTGAGCCGTGCTCACCTTGGAGGGGTTCCCCCTCTTCCGGCCAACTATCTTCACAAGGTGTTGGAGAATTCGACCTGGAGCCTTCGTCCGGCATGGCACCGATCGAGGGATATGATTGGTGTTCGGTATGAGGATGATGCGTCATTTCTCCATGAGATCTTCCAGGCGCCACAAGAGGAGGCAGAGAAGTAGAGACCACGTGGTGATCCCCCTGCAATGGTCCCCCCCGGGGCATGAAGTATATCTCATGGCAAACAACAAGAAGACAGGTAAGGGAAAGAAGGCTAAGTCTCAGACCATGGTGGCCCGGCCCATTGGTGGTCAGACCAACCCGGCGAATCAGCAATTGATCCGCCGGGCTGGTGCCCCCAAGATCACATATCGTGAGAATGGCGTGATCGTGCAGAACACCGAAAAGTTTCGTGGTGTTGCCTCCGTCGTTGGGGGCTCCACCAAGATCCAAGAGGTGTGGTGCATGAATCCCGCCAGCTTCGATGTGTTTCCTTGGCTGGCAAATCTCACCAGGGGTTACTCACGCTACCGGTTCCGTAAGCTCCATTTGTCCTGGGCCCCACATGTCGGCACCACAGTCAGCGGTGTGGTGGCAGCAGCTTCCGCATATGATGCAGAGGATGCCGTCGCCTACGCCGTCAACTTTGGTGGCGGTGGGACCTCATTGACAAATACATCGTCACAGGCTGAGTTTTGC